CTCGGCAAAGGCTCTTAGTTCGTATTTACGTTGGGTGTAATCGTTGAAAAGGTTGGCCACGGTGTCCTTGCCTACTCTTTTCTTTCCTGATAGGACGATGAGTTTTTTATTCATAGTTGTTCGTTTTTATAGGTTCGTATGAGTGCTTTTACGAGGGCTTCACGAGCTTCCTCATATGTGAGGTGGCTGTCCTGCTCAAAGTCACTACTCAACTCATTGAGGTAGTCAATGCAATAGGAGTACTCATTCTCTCCATCTTCTCCTCTTGCGGCTATAACGCCATGGTAACCTTTTTCTCTGAACCACTCAAAGATTTGTTCCCATGTAGGAATTGCAGTTCTTAAAACAAAAGTTTTATAAATACCAAACTCATCTTTTAAGTCTTGATTTTTTACAAATACTATTTCTTCTAACATGACATGTACATCAAAGGGTATTTGTTCTTCAAAACCTATGAGGTTATAATCCTCAGAATGTGTTTCAACATTTTCTACCAAACAAGGTTCATTAAACCCTATTTCCTTGAGTTCTTTGGCTATCTCCAATGGGACAAGCCAAGAGGGGTAGTTGTTATTTTTCATATATTTATCCTTTAAACAAGTACATTGACCAACTTATAGCAACCTCTTCATTGCGATTGTCTAATTCTTTTAGTAAGCTATCTATTTCTTTGTCCTCACTAAGTTCAGGAGGAACTTGTAAATAGAGCTTTTTAATTATTTCATTATGAAATTTTGTATGTTTTTCAACCTCTGAGAGGTGTGTTAGTGCCTCTTTTAAACACTTTAATAGTTCTTGCTTATTCATCTTTCACAAATTTACCATTAGATATTTTCCCAGTTCTGTTTTTGATTTCGTTGTAGGCAATGTTGAGGCACTCTTCAAGGGTGGTGCTTTCTAAGAAAGCTATATCATCTAAATAACCAATCATAGTAATGATTTCATAAAAATACAAAAAGGGAGTTTCTCCTCCTATCCCTAATAATCTAAAATTAGCGTT